TTGCCGTTGTTCTGCTCTATATGCGCCGCCAGTTCCGCCAGCACTTCGCGCTGCCAACGGCGCGGGCCTGCAAAATGCTCAAGAGGCGTCCCCGCCTGCCCCCACGGAAACGCGTACAGGACAAACTTCAGCGGATCATTCTTCAGCCCCGGCGTCCATAACCGCGACATCAATTCCATTTCGTCCTGGGCCGAGTATATCGGTGCCTGCACGGTCCATGTCCTCTAACTGTTCCACGACAGTAAACGCCCCTTCCAGCACTCGCTGTTGAGCCATTTCTAATGCGTGTTTGACCGAAATGGTCTGGTCGATGCTGATGTCTACAGCCGTCTTGGCCGTCCAACCATGCGCGTGTTTCAAGATCTCCAGCGCCGCTTTGGCGTCCCCAGCCCGCGCCGCCTCATGCAATATGCCGGACACTTCCATCTCGCCATCAGCGCGGCCCTTTTGCTCCGCCATCTCCGCCAGTGGATCAAACTCGCAAAGCTGCCGGTACTCAGATGGACGCATACCCGCAGCCAACGCCAGCGTGTCACCTTTCAACCCATTGCGCGCCGCCCAATAGATGGCGTCAAGCCGCGCCTCAGTTGCCTGAAGTTTGCGCGGTTCGTGTGGGAGGGTGTGCCATGTCATGTAAGACATTTTATAAAAAATAAAAATTGTTTGCAATCCCTCCGTGACCGTGACCGGGCGGCAGCAGGCCCTACCCCCCCCTTGAGCTTAACCTGAGCAATTACTACATGGCCTAGGCAATACCAACACAATCAAGACAATAGCAACATAAGCACAGCAATAAGATTGGGGCATGGGCGCATTAGGCTATTTAGGCCATCAGCAGACTGTCGCGCATTGCGTTTGATGCTTGCCGGGCGCCCGCGTGGCGTTAGGCTATTTAGGCTATGGGCAAACGATAGCCTAAATGACCTATGCGAAACGGCGACATGAAACGCGGGCAATGGTGTCAGCGCGGGGCATAGTCATTTAGTCGTTTTAGGCTATCAGGTTTCAGTCGCTCCCAGAATTACACGTCAACTCTAGCTATACAATATACATTTAAATTTCTAAAGGTATATATAGATAATAGCCTAAATAGCCTAACAGCCCGAAAATCCGGGCAATTCGCACGCCTAAAGACGCGCCTAATCCCGACCAAACACCAGACCAAAAATCTTTTTTTTCGCTATCCTGCAATTTCCGCTTGCTAATGCTAGAAAATCCTTTACAGTGATTCTCATCGAACCGGCGCAAACGAGCGCCACAACCCAGGGGACGTAAGATGGTAGCTTATCTGTTCAAAAACCCGCTCCGCAACGCAACCTACAAATTCATCCTTCATGTTGTCGCGCAACCCTGCAATGGCGCAGAATTGCAGAACGCGGAGATTGTGCCCGCATCAAGCAAAAAGATTGCCCGCGAAATTTGTAGAGTGCGCGGGATCAAGCCTTGGAACTTTTGATCGACGCTCTAAGCGCCCCTCACGGGGGGCGTCATAGAGCGCCAATCAAGGCGCCGACTAGGGAACCGGACAAATGCGCTACATTATTATCGATCGCAATTCTGGCTTTATCTGGGGCGATACCGCAGACCGTTGGTGGCGCATGGATGAATTGCCACCGGTCGGCCCCTTAGAATCGGCGCGATCTTTAGATCAATCCATTTCCAACGATATGAGCGAAATGCAATATGAGATTACGGACAAATACGACGCCAAAGCTACCTATGATATATACGCAGCAAAGGATTGTTTTCCTGTTGTGCGCGACGGACAAGATCAGTCCATGATCGATCTTGTCTGCAAAAGGTGCACCTTCACGGCCTCTGTCGCAAGGTATTAACAGGTCGAAACGGGCTCCCGCCCGTCACGGCGTCACGCGCCGTCTGATGAGACCAAAAAAAAGGAATCGAACAATGGCTATGGCAACCTATTACAACACGCCTAACATGACCGATCCGCGCTTGCTAGGCGAGTTCAACGTGCAAGGCGGCGCGTGGTTCCAATATTCTGAACGCCCGGCTGGCGACCGTGACGGCGCGTTTCCCGGCTATCCTCATCGAATCTTCACTTGCGATGGCGACCGCGCCGCGCTCGTTTTGAAAACGGTCGCGTATGTAGTGATTGACGAAACGCCCGATGGCGGCCCGATCCACGAAAAATGGGAATTGCGCCGCGCGCGCATCTATGCCTGATCCGCAACATGGGGCTTGCCAATGCAAGCCCCATACTGTAAAACAATCCTGTACACCACAAAAACAAGGATCGAACAACATGAACAACCCCGGCTTCTACGTTTACCAAGGTTCTAGCGGCGACTGGTATATTGATTGTCTTACAAGCGCGCGCGAACGCATTGGCTATGATTTGATTCGTAAGACCGAAGGCGTATGGTCCACCAAACAAGCGGCGTTCGACGCCTTGGATCTGGCGCTAGGCGTCATCACGCCAGGCGAATGGGCTTATCATGAGGATTTGCGCCGCCGCCCCTACTATGACGGCGGAACGCCCCGCCGGTCATGGGCGCAGCTTGACGCCCACGCTAAAGCTTCATGGGAACGCAACCCCACGCCCCGCGAATGGAAGCAAGCCGCCACATGCGTGTGACGCCTATCCGTCCCATCGCCCCCACGACGCGCCATCCGGCGCGTCGCCCCCCGCTCCCGATACAACCGAAAGGCCCCGCACATGATCGCGATAATCGAAGCCATACTGACCATCGTAAGCCTAGCAATAACAGGTGCCCTTCTGGCAATGGCATTTATATAGATCTGGAGGTCTGACCATGGCAAAGCAAATCCGCACATATGACGACATGAACGGTTTCTACGCCGATCAGAAACCCTATCCGACCCTCGCCGGGCTGGACCGTTACCGTCGCGACCCCGCCGCCGACCGTCACGCTTACGGTCAGGCGGTCCTGAGCGCCATACGCGCGCTACAGGCCCGCGAACTGGCGCGGGAGCTTCCGACGCACCCGTGCCCCTGCGCCTCCGGCGTGTGGGCGAGCGATGGGCACGAGATCCTGCGCGCGGTGCGCGCTCAAAATCGGAGAGCGTGATGGTAACCGTCCAGACCCACCCCGACGCAACGCGCACCGTGAGCTACTACGGGCGTTTGCTGGGCCATTACGGCCCCGTGCGCTACAAGCGCACCCACGCCCGCGCATGGCGCTGCGTAAGCGTCCTAGGGGCGCTGGGCTACGCCCGCGACGAAGCGGACGCCCGGCGCTGGCTGATGGAGATGGTCCCGTGAGCGACTACTTCCTAGCCCTGACCGACCACTACAAGGCCGTGCGCGCCAGGCTCAACGCCCCGCGCCCGACGCCCCGCCCGGCGCTGGTCGCCCCGCCGCCCGAACCGGCGCCCGAACCGGAGCCCCCGCCGCCCGAACCGGAACGCGAACCGCCTGGTCCGGCGTTCCGGTTCACGCCCAGCGCCGCCAAGGCCATCGTCCGCGAGGCGCTGGCGCCCCACGGCATGACCTTCGAGCAGGCTATGGGGCCAAGCCGAACCATGCCCTACATAGCCGCGCGCACCGCCGTCTACGTCGCCCTGCGCAGGCATGGATGGTCCCTCAAAAAGATTGCGATCTACTGCAACCGCGACCACACAACCGTGATGAACGCCCTCCAGAACTGGATAAACACGCCATGACCATGATTGACCAGATACTAGCCGACCGCGAGCTAACCCACGGCTCCTTCCGCGAGGTCGCGGGCTACTCGCAAGCCATCAAGAACCTGTTGCGCTCGTCGCGCAACTGGGAACGCCTCGACGTGACGCAGGCGCAGGCGCTGGAGGTCATCGCCGACAAGATGGCGCGCATCCTGTGCGGCGACCCAGCTCATCCCGACCACTGGCAGGACGGCGCGGGCTACTTCGAACTGGCGCTGCGCGAACTGACGCAGGCGCCCGTCGCCATGCCCCACCCATTGGATGACCTTACCAGAGCCGCCTAAGCAGGAGACTAAGTGATGATGCAGCCTTGGTGCGCATTGATCGGTGCCGTTCTTACTGGAATGCACTACGATCCTGTCACCGGCATAATTGTGTTGTGCTGTTTGGCAGCAATCTCTCCATCCAACACGGGGTAAACCCATGATCATCGTCATCGAAATCATGCTCGCGATGACCGCCTGCATGGTGCTGGCTGGCATCATTCTGTTTGTAGCGCGTATGATTGGAACATTATGGGGGAAGAAATGATAGTTGAGCCAACTATAACGCTAACTGCAAGTGAATACGCAAAGTTTTGGCAGCAAACAACTCTGCGCGATCAGTTCGCAATGGCTGCGCTGACGGGAATGATAGCCGACCCAAATGGCCCTGATTATCGCAGCGTTCCTAAGAAAGCTTATGAAATGGCCGACGCCATGCTTGAAGCGCGAAAGGAAAAGAAATGAAAACCCCATTCATCGTCCACTGCGGCGAATGCAATCACGAATGGGCTGCATTCCATTTGCCTATGCCACTTGATGTAGCTGCGGCGATAGGAAAGTCGCTGCGCTGCCCTATGTGCGAAACGAATGCGATGGGGATTTTCTGCGGCCCAGCACCTGTCGATGAAATTAACACATCCTCAGAATATGTTAAAAAAACGGGAGAAACTTAACATGACAGATGATCATATCGCAGTAAAAGTAGACGGTGTGATTTATGTGAAGCTGGATGATGTAAAGCCTATGCGCGCCCGCATCGCGCAGTTGGAGACGGCGCTGCGGGAGATACGTTGCGTGACTGATGATAATCGCACCGTTGATATGGTTGATGCAGTGCTAGGGAAGGATGAATAATGACTGATGATCTTGTGAAGCGAATTGAATGGTACAACACGCATAATGAAAGAATTATGCCGCAAGATGCCAAAGCCGCAGTTGACCGCATTAAAGAGTTAGAAGCGGTGTTGCGAAACATAATTGAAAATCAATGGCATCTTAGCATTCAATGGGCAGCCAGTGTTGCGGAAGATGCTCTTGCTGGGGAGAAGAAAGATGACTGATGATCTTGTGAAGCGGCTGCATAAGGGGCCACTGCGAGATGATTACGAAACGGCGGTGACGATGAGTGAAGCCGCCGACCGCATCGAGAAGCTGGAGGAGGCGCTGCGGGAAATTGCAGCATCCGCATGGGATTGCAACGGCAAGACATGTGAGCACTGCCGACCAAATAGCTGCCAAAATGCATTTATAGCCCGCAAAGCACTGGAGGGGAAAGATGGCTGATGATCTTGTGAAGCTAAGGGCGGAAAACGCAGAGCTTCGATCACAGATCAATACTGTGCAAATTGCTGCTAAATATGCAGCAAAGATACGCGATGAACGCATCGAGAAGCTGGAGGCGGCGCTGCGGCTAATCGCGCAGAACGACTATGGGCTACAAGGAATGATTGAAGACGGCACAGATACGCCGGAAAACAAGGCGGAGTATTATGCTGGTCAAGTAAACCGCCGTCGGTACGTCGCCCGCAAAGCACTGGAGGGGAAAGATGACTAACGATCTTGTGAAGCGGCTGCGTGATGTGGCTGGCGTCATCATTGGCGCGCAATCGCAGAACCTTGAGGAAGATTACACGGTAGCGCGCAAAGCCGCCGACCGCATCGAGAAGCTGGAGGCGGCGCTGCGGTTTTATTCTTGTGGCTGCGATTTAATATGCTCAAACTTTGAAAAAGTTGTTGATTGCGGATACACCGCCGTTAAAGCACTGGATGCTAAATAATGCTTTACACCATCGCGCCGACGTGCGATGGTTCACCGTCAACCAAGGGGAGCCTACCATGACATTTAAAATCGGTATCTGTGACCATGACGAGGTCGCTTACGTCCGCATTCAGATTGCGGCTAAGGCCATCCATGAAGCGGCGCTGCTTGCCTATTACTGCGAAGGCCGCAAGAAGCAAATGTTCCATGACGAGATGGAACGCGAGCTGGATGGGTTGCTGGCGCTGCTACAGATCGACAAACGCGCGACGGCGCTCGCCATTGACGAAGCGACGGAAACGCTAGAGTATCGCATTGAAAACCTGCGCGCCGGGCTGCGCGCAATAGAGCGGCTGCCGCCCCGTGAACGAGACGCGGCGTGGACGGAAGCGACCAACACGTTACGCGAAGATGATGAGTTTGCGGCTCATGCCGCTAAACAGATCCGGTGATGAGCCGGATCGTCGGGGCATCCGCCCCGGCGCGTCAGACAGGCTGTCTGACGGTCTAGTCCCTAGTGTTTGTTCGATGACTTGCCCCCGGCAGCTAACGCTACCGGGGGTCTTTCATATCAGCTTGCGGTACGGCCAGGAAAGCCGATTACATTACCGCCGCCGCCGTTTCCGCTTTCCAGCAGGTTTCGCAGATAGCTCTTCGTCTGCGTCCGCGCCAGATCGGGCGCAGCGTAGATGTGGCGCTTGCTGGAATGCTCGAACGATCCTATGCGCCCCATGTCCACCCATCCGGCCTCTTTAAGAGCGTGAAGCAATGCGGCCTGCGGGATTTTAACGCCGCCGGGGGCGTTCACCGTCAAATACTGGCATAGGTTAAAGAACGGCGTAGCGACCACGCCCTTGGCGAACTCACCGGTCTTGGACCGGATCTGGTCCAAGATGTAACTCTCGGCGATGCTCATGCCGTTCTCGATCAGGTTCTCCTTAAACTCGGTCCACATGGGCGGCGCAGACGGATTGAAGGCGCTCACGTCGCGGTCTGCGAGCCACCGAGCTATGGTCTCGAACCCGCCGCTACGATACCAGCCCCAGAGCTTCTGAGCCGCGCTTGGGTCCATGCGCCCCGCTGCGGACCAGATGCAGAACCAGCGACGGTCGCCGGACGAGATCGAGATAGGCACGGGATCGTTGGTGAACGCCAGCACCATCATGCGATTGACCATGTCGTAGGGGTGCAGACCCTTGCGGTTGATCGGCAGCGTCTCCGGCGGCGCGGCGATGATGGGCTTGAGTTTATTGGCAAGCGCGCGGCGTTCCTTGGCGTCAGGCTCCTTCAGCTCGTTCAGGATCAGGATCTCCGACTCCAGCGCATAGCCCCACTGCGAAGTCAGTCCGTCGTTGTCCACCAGACCCCTGTTCTTGAGTCCTGGCCCGCAAACGCTCCAGATAAACGGCGCCCACATGGTGTCCTTGCCGGAGCCTTCGTCGCCGCCATGCAGCACCGCATGGTTGATCTTGACGCGCGGGTTCTGGAGCTTGAACGCCATCACGTCGAGGCAATGGTTTAACTCAGCCTCTTCGGGCACCAGCGTCCGACAATGATCGAGCCACTGGGACACGTCGCCGGACGCAACGCCGCTCAGGTCAGGCCGGGCGTCGCGCCAGCGGTTGCCGTACACGTCACCGTCACGCGACACCAGCACCCCATCACCGGCGGCGTATGTGATGCCGCGCAGCAGCCGGGCGTTGGCGGCGGCGCGGTTCTCATCATAGCACACGCTGGCCTCGATGCGCCGTCCGCCCTTGCCGGTGACGTGGATGGACTTGCAGGTGACGTGACGGAAGATGGCGTTGAAGCTGCTCCGGCTGATCTCGGTGCGGGCGTCCATGTCGAAATAGGCGTCGTCTTCCATGATGTAGGCGAACCGTTCGTACCAGTTCGCCTTGTCCACGCGTCCGATTTCCTTGCGCTCCACTTCGGCGATAACCTTGGCGGCCTCGTCAGGAAACGCCTCTGTGGGCGACAGTTTCGATAGCGTGGACTGCATGTGCTGCGCCAGCAACTCGTCGCGCAGACCTGGCGAGACGCGTGGGCCGCCATTTTCATGCACCCACTTCAAAAACATCTGCGAATTGAATCCCTCGCAGTGGCCGTGGTAGCAGCAGAACGACCGATCCAACGGCTTGTAGCGGGCTCCGATCTGGCCGTCCGTGTGTTCGGCGTGGTTGGGGCACACAATGCCCATCCATCCCTCTGCATTCGTCTGCGACAGCACCAGACCGGCGTTGTTGAGCCACTCCAGCACGGTGTCCTTGCCGGTGTCGCGCAGCTTGAACGACAGGACGCGCGCCGTGTCGGCCTCCGCTGGCGTGACGCCCAGCGCCTCGCAGATCTGAGGTAACGTGTACTCACGATCTGGGTGAAACTCGACCAAACGCGAACGAAAGAGATCGCGACCGGGCTTCAGATTGACAGAACCGGGAATACGGAAATTCCGTACTGGGTTGATTGCGCCGGGGTCCGTGTAGCCTGCCTCCGCAATGGCGGTAATGGCCGCGCTGAACTCGCCCTTGGATGGCTGCTCACTGAAACCGTAGCCCCACTGGAAAGAACCTTCGCTGGTCTCCATGATCCACGTCGGCGGCAACGGAGGCACCTTGGACTTGGTGCCAATATCATCCAGCATCATGCAAAGGACGTAATCGCAGTTGGCGGCGCTGGCGCTGGGCCTACCGTCGAGGAAGCGTGACGCCATAAACGAGCCAGTGTTAAGATACCACGCCTCGCCTTCCTCGCGCGGCTTGGTGGGCATGTACGCGGGCCAGGTGTACTTTAGCGAACCGTCAAGGAACGTCTGTTGCTCGCCGTCGCGCATGACGGGCTTCTGGCGCACCAGCAGTGCCGTCTCGCCTGCTGGGGCAAGCCCCGTGATATACTCGTAGAATTGTTGTTCTTGCATGTCCTACCCCTTCCCGTAGCGTGTCATCGTATGCGTCTCGATCCCCAGCGGCAGACCTGCGGCCCATGCGGGCGGCGTACACATGGCGCGCTGCATGGCGTCCTCGGCTGCTTCAGGGTCTGCGGCTTCCAGCACGATCTCGTCATGCACATGTAGGACAGGATCGAAGCCCCATTCGTCCAGCTTGCGCAGCGCATGGCGCAGGATGTCGTTGGCCGTCGCCTGCGTGACGTTCTCGCAGGCCAGACCGCGCCACAGACGCGCGCGCGGCCATTCCTTGGCGTCTGCGGCAGGCTTCCACGCCGCCTTGGCGTAGGTGACGCCTCCTTCTTCCAGTTTGGCGTATGGGTAGCAAAGAACGCGCCCAGACGGCAAAGCGTACCAGAGGTGAACGCCATCGAATAGGTACGTTATGCGCCCGGCGGTAAATTCCTTGCCCTTGTGCCGCATGGCGGCGGTGTAGGCGCGCTCCAGACCATCCCAAAACGGTATCGCCCACGGGTTGGCCCGACGCCAGCCCTGCACCATGCGCTGGGCTTCTGGTTCCGGCAGCAGCAGGCCATAAATGCGGCCCATCGCAGCGAAGGCCCCCACCCCGCCAGCAAAGCCACACGCGAGTTCTTGGACCTTCCCGACCTGGCGCTGATCGCCCGTCACCTCGGCGACTGGGACATGAAATGTTGCTGATGCGTTCACCTTGTAAACGTCGCCGCCATTTCGGAATATCTCCAGCTTGTCATCGCCCCGGCCAGACAGCCACGGATTAACGCGCGCTTCGATGGACGACCAATCGGCGACGACGAGGCTGTTGTTGCCCTCCGCCAGCAACGCCGGGCGCAGCATCTGCTTCAGCACGTCCGTGACGCGCTTGCCGTACTGCGGCACAATTGCGCCGCCCTGCGCCATCGCAGCGCGGACTAGTTCAGGTTCCTTCGCGCACTTGCGGGGGAAGTTGTGGACTTGCAGTCCAAAGCTCGAAGCACGGCCCGTTGCTGAACCCCCAGAAAAGACAAACGCCCCACGCACTCGTCCATCATCTGCGTCAGCAAGACTAGCAGCTCGTTGGAATTTCGCGACCGACGACGCCCATAAGTCGTCCGCACATTGTATGACTTCAGCGACATCGGGCGGGACTTCATCAGGGTTTTCCTCCGCTAAAATTAAAAGGTTGCCGCGCACGGATTTGTCTATAGAATACTTGGCCTCGCCGTCCTTGTAGATCTTCATTAGCTCCAGCGCCTGCGGCCCAACGCGGTCCAGCACCCACTGGCGCATCTTAGGGCTGCGAACGCTGGTGATCGCGCCGCCGGTCACCTCACGGACGATCTGTTGGATCTCGTTCAGCTCGTCGGTAGCGTAACGAATAGCTGCCTGGCACAACTCGACATCGACGCGGACGCCGCGATCATTGATGCGCTCGTTGACGTGGTAGTCGGCCAACTCGTCAGCGGACAGATCGCGCATACATTTGCTGATCGCTCGCATGGCGCGCACGTCCTGCTCGCAATAGGCGATCATCTCGGTCATCAACGTGGGGTCTTGCCGAAAGAACCCGTCCGCCTGCGGGACGGACAGCAAGCGAATCAGTTGCGATCCACGATGGTCCTTTTTCATGGACGCGCCAGCGAACCGACCCACGTCTTCAAGCGAACCAGGCGCACAGTTGGCGCGAGCCTGCGCCGCCGTGCAGTAGAACTGCTCCAGCTTGGGCTCAGAAAAACGATGTTCGGGGCACAGTACAAACCAAAACATGAGGCGTTCGAACGCGGCGTTGTGCGCGCGGATCTGGCCTGTATAGGTGGCGACAGCGGCGGGAAATGGTTGGTCTGGCGTCCAAGTCACAACCTCGTCGTCATCGAAAGCGTAGGACATGCAAAGCACCTCGGTGCTTAGGTCTTGGGCGTAGTTGTACACGCCCCGCGAAGGCAAGTCGCACTTGCTCCGCGTTTCGAAATCAAGCCAAAGTATGGTCATGGGGTTCTTTAGATACTCACGGGCGTCAGCGGGGGGAGGAACCGCTGACGCCCGCTTTCACTCCTCCTTACGCGCTGCGACGACGGCGACGCGACTCAGAAGGGGCTTCGTCCGCTGCGGCTTCCGCCGCCTCGGATTCCGCAGCCGCACCGTCCATCCCGACCCACTCGATAACTTCGAAGACAGGAGTGTAGATGCGTCCGTAGGACTTGTGAACGTAATGCTCCTTCTTGAGGCGCACCACGGGGACAGGCTTAGACTGATCCTTGTCAACCTGCGCGGCGATGGTCAGCGCAAGCTGCTGCACCGCCTTCTTGCCGCCGACCGACGTGACGGTGTAGCGAGCTTCCAGATCCTTGTCCTCGCCGGACATGCACTTGAGGGACATGCCAACTTGCACTTCCCAACCGCGCTTTGCGGCGGGCGGCGCAACGTCGAGTTCAGGCAGCGGCTGCGACACCGGCACCATCTTCTCGCCGAGAACCTCACCTTCGCCCCAAGCAATAAAGCCGTGAACGAAACTGAAGGGATTGATGGCCCAAGTCGAGTCGTCCTCGACCTCGGTCTGATCCGCGCCAAACACCCAATGGCCGGTCTTGTCCATCTTGATGATGACAGAACCCGCGCCGTCAGGCACCCCGGCGTTGATCGAACGCAGGCTGGAAGCAAGCGACTGAACGGAAGGAAGATTAGCGTTACCGAAGGCTGTAAGACTTGACATTACCGTTTCTCCTTAGACGATTTTACCAAGAGCGGCGGACAGTTGTGCGCCGATCTGCAACACCGCTGGGCGAGGATCATCCTCGGTTGCCAACGTGTTACCCGATGAGACAGCGACGACGTGGCCTTCAGGCAGTGCAAGCTTGTGCTTCTTCAGCACTTTCTCGGCCTGCGCGGGGCTCAACAGTTTCGTTTCTGTCAATTCCTTGACATCGAGCCCCATATCGCACATGGCGTCAAGAGCCTTTCCTTCACTTACCCACTGGCGCAACGCGCGCTTGGGGACAAGTTTGTAACCTGGCACTGGCTGCCCCGACTCAAGTTTTTGCATCGCAAGCGCGCGCACTTCCTTGATCCAGTTCTCCAATTGATCCGCCATCTGTAAATGATCTGACAATTGTTCGGCATCCACGTTTTGCAACGCAGCAACCAACGCGCGGTCTGCCGCGCCGGTCATTATGGGGCAGACCGCCTTGGCGGCGCACCAACGGCACCAGTCGCCCTGCGCCAGCGGCGCATCAGGTTGCTGGGCGATCTTCACGGCTTGCATGAGTTCCTTTTCAAACAGTTGGATGCGGCGGGGAGTCGTCTCCCAACGCTTGACGTAGGGCGGCTGCACAATGACCAGTTCGACTTTGGTCGCGCCTTCGAACGCCCACTGAGCAACAGGCGTTCGCATGGCCGCAGCGGCGTAAAACATAAGCTGTGGGTTCTCTTCGACATCGACGGCGACGCCATCGCCGAACTTCCAATCGACGATATACGCTGTGTCGCCAATGCGACCGACGATGTCAGCAGACCCGAACACGCCGGGCAGCAGATCGCCAAACCCGACAATCACCTCGGTCTCGTATTCCATTTGCTTGTCAGGATCGATCTCGTTCAGCGCCGCCAGCGCGGGCATCAGCTTGCGGTCGATCAGATCCTGATCGAGCGTCACGTCCGCATGGACAGCGCCAAGAAAATCTTGCGGCGTAGCCTTGCCGTCCAGCACGTCAGCGATGACGTTGTGGAGCAGAGTGCCGGTGTCGGCGTAGATGCTGGAGGGCTTGGGCGGCATCTGGGCGACGAGCGCCACGGAGCCAGGACAGTTGATGACGCGCTTGGCGGTCGAACCGCCGACGATGCTGGAATGTTGTGCCATTAGATTACCTCAGTGGACTGTTGACGAATCAGATACTAGACTTTCCTTTACGAACATGCAATAAAATTTTTTATGAAAGAAAGCGAGATCGAACGATATTTTGTGTGGGCCGTCCAATCGTTGGGCGGCGTCACGTACAAATTCAAATCGCCCACGCAACGCGGCGTGGCCGACCGAATTGCGTGTTTGCCGGACGGTCAGACGTGGTTCGTGGAACTCAAGACGAAGGGCGGGCGGCTCGCGCCGCTCCAGAAATTGTTCGCCGCTGACATGCAGCGGTTGGGGCAGCGATACGCCTGCCTTTGGTCCAAAGAAGGGGTGGACACATGGGCCTCCAATTACGTCCGTACCAAGAACAAGCCGCTGATTTCCTTTTCGAACGTGACCGAGCCATGATCCTTGCCCCCGTGGGCGCAGGCAAGACGGCTATCACGTTGACCGCCATGACCGAGTTGATTGCTGAGGGGCACGTCAAACGGTGGCTGGTGCTGGCCCCCAAGCGCGTTTGCACGGACGTGTGGCCGGTCGAGCAACCCAAGTGGGCGCCGGATTTCGAGATCGCCATCGCCACCGGGACGCCAGCGCAGCGTCAAGCGGCGTTTGACAGCGCGGCGCCTATCGTGGTGACGAACTACGATAACATTCAATCGCTGCCGGATTTGTCGAGTTTTGAGGGCATTGTCTTTGACGAATTGACACGGCTGAAAAACCCCAGCGGCAAACGCTTCAAGGCGCTGCTGGCGCACCTCGATAAGATCCCGTTCCGGTGGGGCCTAACCGGCTCGTTCACGTCCAACGGGCTTGAGGACGTGTTCGGCCAATGCAAGGTCATTGACCAGAAGCTGCTAGGCCGCGCCAAGGGCGCATTCCTCCAGAAGTACTTCGTGTGCGTCAACCGCGACTTCGGCGATTGGCAGCCGCGCAAGGGCGCGCTGGAACAGGTCATGGATGCCATACGCCCGGCGACCTTTGTGCTGGAACCAGGCGAGTACAGCGACAAACTGCCGCAGTTAAATGTTGTGGAAATGCGCTGCGACATGTCCGACCGCAAACCTTACGAGAAAATGAAGCGGGATCTGATGCTGGAGTATGGCGGCGACACCGTTATTGCGGCAAACGCCGCCGCCGTGACGAACAAGCTCCAGCAGATGGCGTCGGGGTTTGTCTACGACACCAAAACGGAAGCATCACTAGAGCCAGGCAAGTTTCATGTGAAACAAAAGGCCATCTGGATTTCTACGCACAAGTTTGATTTGCTTGAAGAAATTCTGACGGAAAACCAGCGCGACAATACGATCATCGTTTACAATTACAAAGAAGAGCTGGCCGAGCTGATGCGACGCTATCCACATGCGCGGACAATTGACGATTTCAACGCCATCAAGCGGTGGAACGCGGGTGAGATCGAGCTGCTGTTGATCCACCCCAAGTCGGCGGGGCACGGCCTGAACCTTCAGTTTGGCGGATGCAAGATAATTTTCCTGTCCATGCCGTGGTCGCTGGAGCTGTTCGAACAGACGGTAGGACGGCTGCACCGCAGCGGCCAGACGAAGGATGTCTGGTGCTATTTGCTGATTTGTAATAAAACTATAGACGAACGGATCTGGGCGGCGCTTCAAGACAAGCGAGCGATCTCAGACATAGCACTTGAGGAACTGAAAGCATGACGCAAGAAGAAGCCCATCAACTTTGGCGGTATGATCAAGGTAAATTGTACTGGCGCGTAGCGGCTAATCGGCGGTTAAAGATCGGCGATGAAGCTGGTTGTATACATGGTAATGGGTACCGCGAAGTTGGCATAAAGGGAAAAGTTTACGGGATTCACCGCGTTGTATTCTTGATGTTTCACGGCTACATACCAAAACAAGTAGACCACATAGACGGCAACCCTTTGAATAACAAGGCTGAAAACTTACGGGCGGCAGATTCCAGCGTTAATGGATATAACCGTAAAATAAACGTTAACAGTTCATCTGGCGTAAAAAACGTATCGCTATGCAAAACTAGTAAAAAATGGAAGGTGTCGGTAGTGCAAAACGGAAAGTCGCATTATTACGGCGCATTCGCTTCGTTATCTGACGCCGCCGCAACAGCGGCGCAGGCCAGATTAGATCTGCATGGCAACTTTGCGAGGGGCAAATGAGACATAATTGGCGGGAAATTAATCGGATGTTGCCTGAACTGGATGAGGATGCCGTCCTGCGTCTGTTGGACGAAGAGCGCAAGGGCGAGCAGCGCGTTACGGTGCTGGTGCGCCTGCACCAACGTTACACGATGCTGCGGGCGGCGCGGGAGCGTATGGAGATCCTCGGCGACATAGAGTTTCCCAAGGTGATGGCGCTTACTTAGCGCACCAACCTTCGCGGCGGGCGTTGTTCTGTTTGACCTCGATGATAGTCGCCGTGGTGTCTTTGGATGACCACGACACGTCCTTCCAGACGGTGCAGACCGCGCCGTTAGTCTCGACGGTGCTGGTCAGGGTCACGCACCCGGTCAGGGGAAATATTAACAGCATCAGAAGCGCCAACCGCATTGCGTGTCCTCCGTAGCACGTCCGCCGTCGCGGCGGCTTCAACCTCAGCCACTGCATCACGTCGAACCTTGTAATAGACAGAACCTGTTAGCCCAAGGACTAACAGTGCGATGATGAAGTAGCGCCCGACCGGCGTGAACAGCAGGCTAAACACCGTCCCGGTCCATGTTCTTTTTACGCCAGTACCAGATAGCGGCGCCAAGCCCCACAACAGCCGCCATAGCAACAAAGTTTGGGTTGTTGAGTAGACCAGCGAACTGATCCGCCACGTCAACCGCGTCCTTTGCCTGCGCAGTAATCTCCTTAGCTGCACCCAGCGTTCCAATGCCTGCCGTGAGTAGCGCTGCGTTACCTTGCTTGCTGACTGCCATAGTTCTTTGCGGCGGAGCGTCAGGTGTAGCACGGTCCTCTTGCTGATCATGCGCGTATCCTGAACGAGCGATCCACCAATTTATTTCGGCCTGTCTGCGCCGCACCAGCCCTGGCAGCTCCCTGCCGCCGCCTTTGGTCCATTTCGTCAACTCGGCGGGCACTGCGTCAAACTGACCTGAGTTTATCTTTTTCAGCATTGTCGAAGATTTTAGGTTTCCGACGCCCGCGTTGTAAGCAAAATCCACCAACACGTCGAATTGGTTCTGTGTCAGTTTTACCTTGACCAGATCCTGAACGGAACGCTCATATTTGATCAGATCCTGACGCAAGATCTGGTCCGCCTGCGCCTGCGTGATGGTCATGCCATCCACCACTTTGGGAGGCCCAGCGTCAGACGTATGGCCGTAACCGATGGTGCAGACGCCCGCTGGGCAGCGGTACGCCTTCAGCTTGCAGCCTTCAAACTGTTTGACAAGGATTTCGATGGCGGGCGGGCTCATCTCCATCACTTGTCCGCCTTTCCGTCCAGCTTGTCATAGATGCGCTGGAACATCTCTTCAATGTGCGCCATGCGCTTGTCGAGATCGTCCTTCATGACGTAGCTTTTGGGTAGATCGATCTCGATGGCATGAACGTCCTTTCGAAGCATCTGCACGGAATCCCACAATTGCCGCGCAAACCAGCCGCCAATGCCAATAGCTGCGCCTGCCGCCAGGTTAAAAAGATTCTGCGTGTCCATCATCGACCTGCCAACGAATTTTGATTGCGACCGGGCGACAACGCGTTGTTACCCCTGCGTATCGTAATGGTGCGGGGGATAGAGATGTCTTCCAAGCCGCTCTGCTGTAGCTCTTCGCTTGCAAGCGGGCCTGTGATGACGTTACCCGCCGTAGACGCAGGCGCAGTCGGCGGCATCTTTGGTTGAAATCCTTTTGCTTTCGCCACGCGCTCTTGCGCTTTGGTAAGCAATTCTATAGCGCCGTCAGGATTCTCAACCATCATTTTGTAAAGCTCGACCGCAGCTTTGCGGTTGACGCGCTCTTCCATTTTTACAAGACGATTACGAATGGTGGTGTACACAGGCGTAAAATAATGCGGCGCGTCTCTAACCGACGCACCCATCTTACGCGCCTGCTCTGTTGCTAGGTCTGTCGCCATGCCTCGTTCAGCCGCGCCGCCTTTTGTCAGCTCCGCGATCTGCTGCATACGTTTCACATCGTTGGCGACAACCGTGAGATCCGTCAATTCCGCAGGGGTAAACGTGTCCGCCAGTTTGATCTCTGTGGTAAGTTTGGTCGTCGGCGCTTCCTTGGCGACCGCGCGGACATCGCGTTGGTACTCAGCCATGCGCTTCAATTCGTCAAAAGTCTTGCCGTCTTTCAGCCCAACTTTCAGCGCCTTGGCGTTGTCGGTCAAATATTGAAGCGCCTTCTCAGGCTCGTTAGCTTGGATCAGTTTGACCGCGCGGTCAGTTAACTCGCCTTTCAGCGCGTCCATAGCCCCCGGCGATCCCTTGAGTTTAGATTGCACAAAGGACATGCGAACCGGCGATTCCAGCGCAAGATCGACGATACCTTGCGCGCTCAAAGGCTTTCCTTCAACGCCCTTAAACGTTTTAGACGCCAACTCCAAATCCTTCATGCCTCTTTCAACGGTCTGCGCGTCTTTCAACGTCGCTTCCATCGCCGCGCGAACATCGACGCCGCTTTTTTCAAGCGCGTCTATCTGTTTGGCATACGTCTGTTGAAACGCTGCGGCGTCATCAAGTTTGACTGTCTTTGTAAGCGGATCTGTTATCTGGTTACGGAACTTGCTCAACACGCCGGTTTTCATAGCATCCAGCGCGGCGGGATCGCCCTTAAATGTCGTCAAGAACTGTTCTGCGCGTGTCGGCGCCTCAAGAAACTTAGTTACTGTTAAGTCGGGAAGCATCCCCGGCTCGTTCTTTTTTGTCGTGCGAAGTATATCTACGACAGGCCCAGTTTTGATCTGGGGAACGGTTTTCGTTTTGAAAATTTCCATGCCTTGCTCATGAAGTGCTTTCACTTCAGGAGAGAACACATCGCTGTTTTTGATCGCCGCGTTTATGGACCTGTTGAGTTCGTACAGATTGCTAAGTTCGCGAGCGCGCGTCGGGTTTGTAGTTGCGACGGCTTTGGCCGAACTAACGTCAGCACTGACAGCTTCACGTAACGCGTTGAGGGTTCGCAGATCGGCTTGCGGAGCAGTGGGCGGTCCAGCCGCCTCACGAAACCCCGCACCGGGCGCAAGTTCGGTCCAAGCGCCAGGCGTCGGCGGTCCTTGCAACCCTGCCAACAAACGAGCTGTCGCAGGCGCAGTTGCGGGGTCTATCTGCGACAACGGCTTACCAAGAATGCGTTCGGCTTCAGACACAACGCCGGAAATGTCTGTCGTAGCATTGCCCGCGAGTTCTTCAGCTTTTTGCAGTGGTGTAGATACTTCGGTCTGCAATCCTGCTTTAGCCGCCCGCGCACGTTCAGCGATAACCTTGCCGGTCTCGGCGGGACTTACGTCAGGGAGCGCCGCAGGGAGACCCTGCGCCGTATTCTGAAGCGCCGTCCGCTCGTCCGCCAATTCGCGCAACAGTGTGTCGCGCACCTGCTTTAGCTGAACCGTTTCAGGAGCCATTGTGTTCGCACGCGTCGCCAGATCGGCGTCGATACGCTGCAACTGCCCCTGTATTGCTGCGATCTTCTGTTGCTGGTTTGCAAACGTCTTGCGCGCCAATTCAGGACTAGCTGCGCCAAGCCCCTGCTCCAACCCCGCAAGCGTTGGGCTTTCAAGACCGCCCGCCAAAGCACGTTCCGCCATCGTAGGCGTAGGTGCGCCGGGGGTCGTCTTCATCCCTTTGGATGCTTGCAGAGCTTCCACAAGTTTATTAACGTCTTCAGCTTCCAGAAGCGCGTTGGCTGCTACTCGCTCAGGGGCGACCAGCGGCGCAACTACCCTAGACAGTGTGCCGTATGGGGTTGACTTTGCAACTACGTTGGCTGCTTTTTGCGTTCCGTACAAAATGGGCGACAGCGGGTCAGTGGCGATAGCACCTGTACGCAACGCGCCCGACACTTTAGGCGCAAGTTTAGCCGTTGCTAACGATCCGCCGGTCAACAGCGTACTTACATCGGAAGCAAAACCGACAGGATCAGTAGCGATCTTGTTTTTTATAGCGTCTTCGCTGCCGTATTCCGCCGCGTACTGCCCGCCAACAGACTGAGCAAGTTCGGTTATCCGTTTGGCGGCTTCAGGGTTGTCGTATTGGTCTATGAAATTAAACACGGATTGCGGCAACACTTTTTGCGCGCCAACGCGCAAGCCCCCCGCAGCAAGATCCGCCATGCCGCCAAGCGTAGTCAGCGGTTGTGAAACGGCCTCGTACAGGCCTTGCCCAAACTTGGCGGCGGATGGGCCTATATTAGAGACAGCCTCACCTGGCACATCCGCCCACGACCGACGACCGACGGGCACGCCCCCCGAAACGGTAGCCTGCGGCGCAGCCATCATGCGCGACATTTCACCCGCGAGAACCTTAGCCCCCGCTGCGTCGCCCGCTTTGTCCGCGTTAACGAGCGCGGCCTCCAGCTCTTGAAATGTCGGCATTTATTGAGCCCTGTATTTATTGAAGATGGCTTCAGCTTCGGGCGACGTAAAATTTTGCGCGGGAGGCGTTTCAACGGCCGGTGCGGTAACCCCAGATTTAAGTTCGAATTGATTGCGGCGGCGCTTCATAATGTCGAGAACTGCCTTAGCGGCAGCTTTCCGCGTCTCAACAGGTTGAGTTTTGTCTGCAAGAAGACCAGATTGACGTTCGTAAGATTTGCGATCTTCGTTTGACTGCGAGCCTTCAAAACGCGGCACCAACGAAGTTAACGCACCTGCAAGAGGTTCAAGCGCCGCATTGGCTCTGGCGCCCGCCGTAGATACACCAAACGCTTGCAATGCGCGGTCTACGCCCGCGCCAATGTCGCTGCCAGTAGCCCTATCAAGCAACCCTTTGGGCTTAATGGCGTCACTTAACTGCCGGATCAAATCGTCGTATTGAGGCACTTTTTCGCTAGCTTCAAACTTAGCTTTTGACTCCAGTCTGGCGGTGTCTGTTGCACCCGCAACTTCTACCTTACGAATGTCGGCTTGACGTTCAGCTTCGCCGCGCGTTTGAGGCTCGGGGAAAACGGACAAACTGGGCACGTTACCTTGCTGACCAAGCATCATAGGTGCGCGTTGCGCGGGCGGCGGTTGAAGCATAACGTTAGGCGCAGCCCCCGTTATTGGAGGTTGCGGCGCAAGATTGTTTACGGCTGGACCCCCGACGCCGCTTGGCACGGCCATTGGCACCCGGCGTTGCGAAGCGCCAGACGGATCAACCGCCATAACGCCAAGCATTGGGTCTACCATAAGTTTAGGTTCTTTGGGCTTAAGGGACGATACAATTTCAGCGGTCGTCATCATTGCGCGATTGACGGCTTCAGGCGAGTAAGTCGGGTTGTAAAAATTTTTTAGCTTAGGCGGAAGCGCCTCGTACAGTTTACCATATACGCCCGCGCGTTGATCTTCGGGATACGATTCAACAACGCGAAGTGCTTTTTCAAAACTGTCGCCGTGTTTGTTGACAAGTTCAACGGTTGCCGTGTCGGCGCGGATGCGGTCCAATTCAGCCGCGCGCGCAGCCGCCGCTGCTGACGCGCCTGCTGCTTGTTGCTGCCGTTGATAAGTAAACGCCTTGAGCCCGGCTTCGGGGTCAATACGCCCTGCTGCTTCTGCGTACGCTCTAGAATTGACGCCGTATTGCGCCGCAGCGGCCCGCAGCGCGTTCTCTTTTTGAAGTTCCGCCGCCCGTTGCTGCATGAGCATGTTGGACGTTTGCATCTTCTGTACGTGTTCGGCCACGCCCAGCACGTTGGGGGCCTGATACGGTTGGATCCGCGATGCAATGCTAAAGTCTGCCATTGTCGTAAATCCCTATTAGGGTTGGTAAGGGCCTGCGCCGCTATACCCGCCAGAACCATATGCGTATGGATTGCCAGTACCCGCAAAGTTAGCCATAGGGTTTACGCCGGGGTTTCGCATACCGCTCAATAATTGATTTGTCTGGTACTGGCTGATGCCTTGGCTCAAACCTTGGTTGATAGCGTTAGTCGCACCAACGTAACCGGACGCTTGCGCTTGCCCTGCATTGCCGATGTTCTGCGCCGCAGCCGTGCCGTATTGCCCCGCAGCCGCTGCGGTGCCTGCCGCCGCCGCCTGACCAACCCGCGTCAGATCGCTGTAGCCAGAACGTTCGGCTTCCTTCTGCTGCATGAACCTATTGAAAGCGTTGGTGTATTCCTGCGATCCGGCTTGCTGGCCGTAGTTCGTCGCGGCCTTGAGCGCCGCCCCAGAGATCAGGCCACCGCGTGCAGCGGCGTTGGCATTCAGGCCCTTCATGCCCTCGCTCAACCGAAAGGCGTAGCCAGGGTCCGCCGTAAATTGGTCCATGCCAAACCGCTGGTTGAACCCGCCGTAGTTGGCTGCGGACGTGTCGCCGCCCACACCAAGGTAAGTTCGCAGGGCGTTCAGTCCTTCGACGCCCGCGCCGCTGTAAGGGGCCAAATCCTCGCGCTGCTGATTGTACATCTGCAACTGCGTGGCGTTCGCCTGATTGGCGGCGTTCTGCTGGGCCTGAGAAGCTTTGCTGGAGCCGTACAGCCCCGCGCCTGCGCCTAGAACGGCAGACCCTAAGATGGCAGTTTCGATACCCATATCAGTTGCCCCTCACCAGCGCGCCGTCTTCGCGGGTTTTGAACCCAAGGCGGTCAAAGATACCATACATATACTCGTGCCCCGGCATGATTCGCGTGTGGGCGTCTTCATGCGCGAACAATTCCGCCAGTACTCCTCGCGTCGCCCACCGCCGCCGCCACTCAGGCAAAACTGACACATGAACTTCGCCATCTTTGAAGTACGCCGCTCCAACACAGGTATCGTTGCGGACTATAGCCTTAACGTCCCAGTTTTGCAAAGAACGCTCATAATCCTCATACGCGATCGGCGTTGACCAGTCCGTAGCGCGGAAACCTACCTCCAACGCCAGTTCTCGGTTATCCACCAACCGCGTCACCATCCGCCGCCTCACTCATACAAAATGTTGATGCTACCGGCGTCAAAGGTGTCGGTGCCGTTAGCCGAAGCAAACCGAACCGCAGTTAATGCCGCTGAAAGCGTAACGGAGCCACCCCCTACTGGGCAAATGCCAACAGACGCTTTTGCGATGTGAGAGGAGATCCAGATATTTCCGCTAATGTTTGTTAGAACCATGTGTCCAGACAGGACATAGGTCGCGCTGTCGTTCCGAATCCCAAACCCATTCGTGTAGCTTGTCGCGCCGGGGACTGCGGCGGTTCCAACGCTCGTGCTTAGGTAGCCAGAAGTTGTGTAGGTTGGGGTCGCGCCTGTTCCAAGTTGGGCCACTGTTCCTGCGGAACCTGAAGTACTGATTTCATTAAAAATAAGAGTAATGCGCTTCACCCAAGATGGAATGCTCGTAAAGTCGATGCTGGTTCCGCTGGTGGACGCAACCGCAGTGCCCTGCGTGATTTTTTGTGTGGCGGTGTACGTGGTGCCGTCAGTGCTAAAGGGAACCTGACCTATCGCGGTGGGCGCGATAATGGTTGGTGTGGCGCTGGTCCATGTTGTGCCGTTGGACGCCAGCACATTGCCGGATGTGCCAGGGGCAACAAATTGAACAGCAGCAACGCCGTTGCCCAGAATGACGTTGTTGGACGTGAGCGTAGACGCCCCGGTGCCGCCGTTGGCGACGCCCAAGGGGGAGGTTAGGCTAACAATGTTGCCGTTCGTAATCGAACCGCCGTAGACGATGTTGTTGACGAGCTGGAACGTCGTTCCATCGTACTCAACCAGCATCATTTTGCCGGATTGGATGTCGCCAGCCGACAGCGCCACCGAGCCGTTCTTGGTGATACTTGTGGCGGTCAGGCCGTCGATGCTCAGGGTCGCCGCGCCGCTGTTGGTGTTGGCGGCGATGAAGCTGTAAATTGCGCCGGTCGCATACGCGGTGAGTGCAGGCGTAGCCGAGGCAGTGATGGAGTTTGTCCCCGCCACTGACGTGAGCTGGCTATTGATGCCGAAGGGGTCATTGATGGACGGGATGCCGTCGTAAGTGCCGATCAGTTCGTTGTTCGAATTGTACAGGACGAACTTCAACAGAATGCCTGTAGCCTGCCAGATCTCGTTCGGGGTGCGCCCACCCGCGTTCAGAATAATCGGGTTGGTGTTGGCTACCGTTCCGGCGCTGGTCGTGTAAGTCGTCAACAGCGTGGTGGTGCCAGCCGCATAACTGTACAGCTTGCCCCCGACCAGCGGCGAACCATTGTCATCGAAGAACTGAGCGCCTGCGCCAGCAAAAGCCGAAAGGTTGTAGGTTGTCATCGTCCGATCCTATAGTATCTGAGCCACGGACAAGATCGTGCCTGGAGCTGCGGGATAGGCTGGCGAACTACTGGCCGCGTAGGTTGCGATCTGAGCATAGCCTAGCTTGGACAGTCCGTACAGTTCGAAATAGTCGCCAGCAGCAAACGTGTAGCTAAAGTTCGCGGTCATTAAGACGCTGCCCGCTACGCTTGCGTGTTGCTTAGGCACCGTCACGCGTCTGGCTGTAGCGACGGCGTCCGCACCGTTCACGCGCAACCAGAGGGTCATGTCGTCGTCGTTGGAGGCGTTGTTGTTGGTCAGTTGGAGCGAGACGTTGATGATGCAGCGCCCAGCGCCCGTTACGGTGATACGAGACGCAGCAAGCGTAAACCCGTGCGCGGCGTAGGTGGACCCTACGGGTACGATGGTTGGGGTGTTCGCCGTCCAAGCCGTGCTAGTGGTGTCGTAGAACCCGGCGTTGGTCGCCGATGTGGCTGCAACAGTATACAGGTACTCGAAATACCGAAACCATTCCCGCGTTGGTAACCCGTTCTCGTCCTCCGCGATGGGGACGCGCTGGCCGGGAATGCGGGTCTCGTTAAGCATTGGTGGGGCTCACAATCAGTTGCGCGCCCATGATGTAGACAGGGACCGGGTCAGTACCGGAAATCTCGTACACGCGGTCGCGGATCTTCTGAGTCATGCCAAGCCTGCGCCACAGGACGCGCTTGCCGTACTCGCCGATCATACCCATTGATTTCCAATGCTCATTAGACCATGTGTGCCCACCGTCGTCCGACCAACGCAGCATGACTTGAGGGTTCGTGCCCTGCACGATTATCTCGTCCGTGGTTTCTTCCGTTTCGCCGCCGATGGCGTCGCCAGACACCGCCGTAGACGAGATGCTGCTGACGTACATAGTTACGGCAGGCGTTCCACCGTCTAGACCCACGCCCGACTCGCAATCAAGTTGCAGGCTGTGTTGCGCGGTGCGCCGCAGGTTATTGGTGCCTGTCGGCAGCGCCCGCCACGAACGCAACCATTTCTGGGTGCGCCCGCCGTCCGCGAACAGGGTCAAATCGTAGGCGTAAATTTCGCCGGTCTGGTAGTCGCCCAGCGTCACCGCGTTATTGAAAAACGTCTGACACGCCGCGCGCTGACGGGTAAATTCGCCGTTAGCGAACCCTGCGCGCTCGTGCCACGCGCCTGTAGCTACATCGTAGACCCACGTCGCGTTGGCGGACGGAAATGACAACACGTAGAACGCATGGCCGTCTTGCTGGTAGGTGTAAGCCGTTGCATCGCTGATGTTGGCGTACTGTTGGATTTGCCACTCAACGGCGTGGGTGCTAACGCGGATGCCTCGGTAGCCCTTGGCGCGATAGACAATGCCCTTGCCGCGTGTGTCCGCGCCCAACCAAAAGACGGTGCTGTCAAGCTTGGCGACCGAAAACGCCGCCGCGCAACCGATCTCCATGAACGCGCCTTGGATGCGCTGGAGCGGAAACCCGGCGTTTCCGGCGTTGTACCAGACTTCGATGGTGTTAGTGCCGAACAGCCAGGCTTCGGAGTTATCCACAATGGACGACACCAGATTGTCGGGCGAGCCTTCCGCGCTTGCAAAATCCAGCGGGTCAATCGACGTGCCGTCGAGAATGGCCGTGGTCCACACACGCTGGCTGTTGGGCTCGATAAAGACGAAATAGCCATCCAGATAGGAAACCGTTGTTGCGCCGGGGAAATCGGGGTCGGTAATCTGGCCGAAGGCGTTGGTGGTGTTGTTGAAGATGTAGCTGGGACCGGCGCAGGCAATAAAAAGCTGGATGCCGTTGTCCGCCATCGACACGGGGCCGTCGTTGGCGACGGTGCCCAGCAGAACGGTACGGTAACTGCTATCGACTTGGTACAGGCTGTTGCCGGAGACGACATACATGTAGTTGCCATATGAGTGCAGTCCACGGATCGGGCCTGTGCCGATGGTGGCGAGCGACCGCAGACCTGGTGCGCGTTGCAAAAACGCCGAGGTCTTACCGCCCGCGTCTTCCGGCAGCACTTCAGGAAACAGGTTGACCATACGGTTGTCCGCAGCGTTGACGCTGCGGGCTACATACGCGGAGCCAAGGATGGGCGTCTGCATCAGAAGTTCCCGGCAAAGATGTTAAACCGCTGGCGGGTGCTGACGATGGCGTAGGGGATCGACATGATGTCGTCGGGGTTGTTGATCCGCTTAAGGTTGCGCTTGGAATACATCGCGATGCGTCCGACAGTGGCGGGCGGTTCGATACCAAACTCGGGCGCGATTTCGCAAGCCAGATTGTACCGGAACGCCCGCAAGTAGCCGGGCGGAAAGTACAGCTCGGTCGAGAGCGTCGCAGGCTGGGTCAGTTGCGCCGCCGATATGAAATGCCATTCCAGTATTTTAGTGGGTACTGGATAAATGTGCATGTCGATGTTTGGAAAATTCGTGTTTATCCACATTACCTGTGGAAAAGTGCTGGTGACGCTTTTGACCGCGATTCCGTCGTACTGTTGCTGATTGATCAGCTTGATACCGTAGGAAATGCCGGTTGACGTATCCACAAAATAGGTTGCGTCGTCCATCAAAACGGGGCGGTCGCCAACAAAATCGCCAGAAGGACCAAGCGTCTGACTGATGCGGCCAGGCAACCAATTAAAAACCTGCTCTTGGGTCGTAAAGGTCGAAAGTTTTTCTGTACCCCAAGAGTCAATCATCTGATTGAGCGCGAACAGCGCGTCCTGCGATGTGGCCGCAGACGGCGTCTCCCCTTCGGCCAAAACGCCCAGAAGGCGAAGGGCTCCGTTAATCTGATCCCCGGCTGTCGTCATGGCTGGCTATTCCCTCATTCAATGGCCTGCGACCGCGTCGCCGGGGCGCAAGTTCATTTACCGGCTCTGACTCGTCAGAAGGCGGGGCTTCGCCGGGAGTATAGCGGCTCCAGCCATTCTCTTCATCATAAATCGCTTCGGCTTCCATGACGGCAACTTTGGTGCCGTGAACCGGATGGCGCATATAGATCATGGGTGTACCTGTGAGGTGACGCCCCGCCCGTAGACGGGGCGTCGATTGATTAGGCGATGCGATACAGGGTCCAAGCCAGATCGCCGGTCTTGCGAGCGCGGAACTGGGCGGACACGCCAGCAGCGATAGCCAGCGAGCCAACAGTGGACCAGCCGGTGCCGCCCACGACGGACACCGTGTTGGTGGCGCCGATGTTAATGATGACCACCTCAAAAGCGCTGTTATCCTTGGCGCTGGAAACCAGAGCTTCGGTAAGAGCAACAGTGGGGAACGTCAGGTTGGCGACAGCGCCCGTGTAGGTGATGATGCCAGAAGTGATTTCCGCAGCGGTAAGCGTAGCCGCAGCGGTCTTTGCGACGGGGGTAGACTGAACGCCCATCGTGACTTCGGTGAGGTTGCCGTCGCCGAGCTGGTAACCACCAGCGCCATTCGGAAGAGCCATGATATTCTCCTAAAGAGTTGATGAGGGAGATCTGGGGCCGCAGCCCCAGATAAAAGTGGTTAGCCCCACATACGCACGGCCATAGGCGCGCGAATCACAGAGTAGCCGTAGAGAACGTCGATACGGCAGGGCATACGGTCGTTGTTGATGTCGTACTGACGAACAATACGCATCGAAATGCCGTTATGAACCTGACGAGACGCCATATCCACACCCTGCGGCATCAGCAGATCGGCGGTGCCGAGCGTGATGGCGTTCTTGTTGTAGATAAGGTTCTGCGGGTACGCGGTGGAGGCCGCACCAAGGAAGGTGACAGCAGCGTTGTCCGCCGGGAACGAATCCACCGTAGCCAGAGCCTGGCTGGCGGTGAAGATCGGGGGCGAAATCTGCACGTCGGTCCAAGCGCCGCTGGAAGCAGTGGCGGTGGCGGTGCAGACGAACTGCTGCAAGCTGCCGGTGGTCTGACGGGTCTGCGGGTTGACCGCGTACACGCCAGCAATGGTGAACACGTCGCCGACCTTGATGGTCGCCGAGCCGGTGCCGCCATCGAGGCTGATGGTGGTCGCACCCTGCGTCGTGACAGCGCCGTTGACGAGGATCGTGTCCGAGGTGGAGCGCGAACCGGTCGTGTGCTGCACGATGGACTGAGACATGTTGACTTCGTCATAGCCAAGAACCCCTTCGCCCATCATGCCGGTCTTGAACTGACGGCTGATTGTGCTGGTGGGGTTGAAGAAGCCCTTCATGCCTTCGACCAGACCGGCGTTGGCAGCGGGGTTCACAGTAGCGTAACGCTGGTCCATAGGAACGGCGTACTCGTTCAGTTTCTGCTGGGCCTGAAGCAGGACAAGCGAAGTAGCAGGGGTCGTGCCGGGGGTGCCAACCGAGCTGTAGATGTTCTGATAGGCATTTGCCACATCTGCGTCCACGCTGGCAGCCAACTGGCTAACGCGAGGCTTCAGAACGCGTTCAGCAAAATCGTCCAACTGCATGGTCAGTTCGGCGGAGGTGAAGTTCACGCCGATGTGCTTCTGGGTAGAAACAGTCAGGGTCGTGTACTGCTCGTTGTCGTCCTGAACCTGAAGCGCCGCGCCATTGGTGACGAGAGCGCGATCAGGAAGGCGGATACGCAGCGTGGAGCCAATCTTCGCACCTTCAACGGCGAAGCTGTCGTCGTACTGGCGGTTCACGTTGCGTGTAAGCACCAGATTGTTTTCAAGGATCTCCAGAGCCTTTCTGGTGATCATGTCGATTGTAAGAATGCTGTTAGCCATTGGTCAGCCTTTCAGGCGTAAGAGGTTAACGATATTTCGACGCTTCCAGCTTCTTTATCTGTCGAGCGCGTTCAGCGGCGATCCATTCTGACGTAGTCATCGTTTTGATAGACCGAGGGTCAGTGGTGTCGTATGCGGGGGCTCCGCTGCTTCGAGCCGTAACAGGTGAAATAGGCGTTGGCGCGGTCGAAGTTTTCTTGACGGGCGGGTTTGAAACCAGTTTGGCTTCAATCTTGCCAATTTCTTTGGCCTGCAAGATGGGCGGCATACGGGAAATGCGGTCAGCTTCTTTTGGATTAGACCCTAAGTAATACGCTACGTCAGGGCCAACTTCCGATGTCTGAATAGTTTCGGCCATCACGGTCGTGATGCGGAGATTGGGGTTGTACGCAACTTGCTCAAAGTCATCGTACTTGGCCCGCGCGTCCTCTTCACGGTCGTGGTAGGCTTCAACGTATTCAGACCGCTGTTTCTGAAGCTCGCGCTCCTTAAGCATTTGTTCGGCATACGCTTTTGCGTAAGTTTCGACCGAATCAAACTGATCAGGCGGCGGTAATTCAGAAGGTGCGGCGGGGGCTGCGGCTTTTTGAGCCTGCTCCCGTTCCCATTTACGCTGTTCTCTTGCTAGGCGCTTGCCGACTATGGCGTCCAATTCCTCTTGTGTGAAGGTTTTGGTCGTTTCAGTCGTTTGTTCTTCCGGCCTTGTGTCGTCAGCAACAGGAGCCGCCGTAGCTTCCGGTTCTGGCATGGGCGCCGGGGCGTCCACTGGGGCATTCAGGTCTTCGTCGTTCATGGGTTACTCCGAGGAGCGCCTGGCTACCGGCCAGTCGGTTAAGCGGAAAGACTTGCCACCTTTTGCTGGAAAGCCTTCACGCGGGCTTCAAGAGCCTGCGTAGCGTCGTCAAGAGCTGCCGCGCGGGCGTCCAAAGACGCCGCTATAGCAGCTTGACGGGACTCGTTGGCGTTGCAGGAAGCTTCCCTGCGGGCCAAAAGATCTTCGCGAGCCGCAGCAGCGGCGTCTGAATCGGCTTTAGCAACGTCAAACGCTGCGCGGTCAGCTTTAAGTTTAGCCTGATCCGCTTTTAATTTTGCGCGGGCGTCTTGAGCCCCAGCTACCATTTCAGCGGCAGTAGCCTTAGCGGCAGCCAATTCGTCGGCTGCCTTGGCGCGGTCGGCAATTGCGTCCTGTGCAGCAGACAAAGCTCCTTGGCGAACAGCCAACTCATCCCGCAAAGCGGCCATTGTAGCCAGGTTTCTGGGAAGCTGGTTAAGAAAGTAGTCCATGTAGTCCATTGGGGCGCTATCCTGCGAGACGTTCATGGGGCACCTTTAGGCGTAGTAGCTGATGTTGAGCTTGGCTCCAGCCACCTGCTCAATAAACCGAATCATGGTCAGGTCGCCATCATATTGAAGCGTCACACCAACAGGAAGAGGCATCCCAACGGACGAAGTGGGGGCAACATTGTCGTCGCGCCAACGCACAGCCTGACCTTCGGGGGTAATGAGGGCGATCACAGGGCGGCAGTTTAGGCCGTTAAGATCGACATAAGGGACCGTTAGCGCCGTGGAAGAGCTAAGGGAAGTGATTTGCTGATAGCCTAGCCGGGTCGTGATGGCTTTCAGGTTAATCGACATCATATTCTCCTAGATTCCGTGAAGGACCGAATTTCTATAAAGTACTGCGTCGGTCCTGTAACCGGCGGAGCGGGGGTATACGTGATGTCTACGGCCTGCCCGGTTAAGGAGTATAGGCCATTTTGTGGGGAAAGCAAGAAGCCCCTTGTGATGGTTATGCTTTGCCCGGTAAGCGTGTAGGAGCCGCTGGAGGCAGTCAGCGTATAGGCGACCGAAAGAACCGGGGGGCTTCCCGCTAACGGCGCGGCTGCAATCGGTAGCGACGCAATGCCGTATCCAGTAAGAGCGAAAGCCATTCAATTAACCTATCCTTCAGTTACAAGTTTCCAACCAACCGTAGTTTCATCCCAAACATATAACTTCCCATCAGCGGGGTATGCCACCGGCGGCTCCCACATCCATGTGGTCTGGTTTAAAGTCCATGACGGATATGGCTGCGGTGCGTAGAACACATCGTTTGCCTGATCGTAAGTGTACCCTACCCCGGCGTAGTTGCCGCGCAGAGCAACGCCGTCGTCAGGCTCCCCGTTTGGCCCGTAATGGACGCCGCCTCGGGTGTTGTAGCTGGTTTGTATCCACTGGCCCGGTGACGAGTCCACGAACGTATCAAAAAACTCTGGTTCAGCGACGATGACTTGGATGACCTTATCATCCAGAACTTTTGCAAAGTGAGACATAAAAGTTAAACTCCAACTGCCAATTCCTGTATCTGCGCCGAGATAGCGGCAAGCTGCGCCTGAAGCTCCTCCAGCGTCGGCTTCACCGGCACAGGCTCCTGAATTGTGGCGGCGTAGGCCAAGGCTTCAGCCTCCTCCTCCGGCGTGAATTGGATGACCTTGACCTCACCAGTCTCGACGTTGACCTCTATGCGTTCCATGTGAGTCTCCTATTCGTACAGGATGCTGACAGTTCCGCCGTTGTAGTTGGCAGAACTCAAAATTTGCACAGCGGTCAAAGTTGCGCCAAGGGCAATGATACCGCCACCGCCGCCAGACATAAGTGTGCCGGTACGGCCAAAATTCATATTTCCCATCCAAGTGTTCCCAGTCAAATTGGTTAAGGTGACGGTCCCATAGATTGCAGCGTTGGCCGCATATCCAGTGTTAATGGTAAAACCAGACGAAAGCGCAGAAGCCGCGCTGGCGGTTCCGTTAAAAGTAAGACCAAGTGCGCCCGTGTATCCAGATGTTGTATATGTTGGCGTTGCGCCCGTCCCAAGCTGCACCACCATACTAGCGCCCCCTGTGGCGCTAGTAAGCGCAGAGAACTGCAACACCACACGCTTCACCCAAGACGGTAGCCCAGTAAAGGATGCGGCTGCGGTTCCTGAAGGTGAAACAGATGCTGGTTGTACAATCTTCGCAGTCGATGACCAAGACGTTCCGTTGGTTGTGAACAACACATTCCCTGTCGTCGTCGGAGACACGCTTGCGCCAAGGCCACCGTTAGCAGACGGCAAAACACCGGTAACGCCGGTCGTCAAAGATAAACCAGTGGCATTGGTCAATGTTGCAGACGCAGGCGTACCAAGCGCCGTCACATTACCGGAAGGATCTAGTTGAGGCGATTTAGACGCCGCCATTGTAATGAACACATTTTTTGTACCTGCCGAAAACGTAACTGCGGAACCAGCGTTTGACGACGAATAAATGGTGGTGCGTGTGAGGGTGTTGGTTGACGAATAGGTGCCAAGCCCCACTTCCCATTCGCTGGTTGTTTGGCCTTGGATCGAATAGTAGCAAGTGTCGCCAACCGACATGACCGCAGAAAATGTTCGGTAACCTGCCGCAGGCGTACCAGACACGATAAAAGGCCCCGTTCCGGTGGACGTGGAGCTATCTAAAACACGATCTGCGGTTATGAAAGCCATTAGAAGGTGATGCTCCCGCTGCTAGTCCATTTGTATATTTTGTAACCACCCGTATTGGTAAACGTAGGTGATCCAGTTGTTGAAGCAGCATCCGGATACGTATTGGGATAGCGTATTATAACAACGCCCGATCCGCCCGTACCGCCGCCACCATACGTAGAACCGCTGACAAACGACCCACCGCCGCCTCCGCCGCCAGTATTAGCGGTTCCAGATACGCCAACGCTGCTTGTCCCAGCAGAGCCGCCAGCACCACCGCCGCCAGAACCGCCTGCGCCTTGCGTTCCGCCTTGCGCACCATAACCACCACCACCGCCGCCAGCATAAGTAACAGACGCCCCGCTAATAGACGACGCCAAACCGTTGCCGCCTGCGCCGCATTGCGAACCAGAACCATCCGAACCAACAGCACCAGCTCCACCGCCGCCCGCAGAAGGATATGGGCTTGCCACAGTGCCGTTACTACCGCCAGCGTTACCTTGACCCGACGGCGACGCCGCCCCGCCCGAATAAACTGCGACAGACGATCCGCCTGAACCGCCGCCTGAACCGCCGCTGCCTGCCGCGCTGCCATAATTGACGCCTGTACCAAAACCGCCGCCAGCGGATGTAATAGAACCAAAAACAGAATTGTTGCCTGCCGTACCAGATGTGCCCGCAGTAGGGGCTGCCCCGCCTGCACCGCCTGCGCCAACGGTCACGGTAATAGCGGACCCAGCGGTCACAGAAAACCCAGTAGCTGTTCGATACCCGCCCGCGCCGCCGCCGCCGCCGTATCCTGTACCACCACCGCCGCCGCCCGCAACAACAAGATACTCAACGGTAGGGGTAGCCCCCGATGCAGCAACCGCAGCCAAAAAGAAATTTTTTGCCGCAAACATTACGGGGTGTATCCTTGCGCTGCGCTGCCGTACCAATTGGTGCCGTCAGCAACAAAAGTAAGAATGTCCATTTTACCGGCGGTTGCGGTGATAGTCGGAGCGCCTGCCGTGCCCCATTTGACGCCCGTAAATGTGGCCGTACCGTTGCCGGTAGTTGCAGCTTGCTTTAGCAACAACACAAACGATTTACCCGCCGTAGCTGTTGGCATTGTAAACGTACAGGCGGTTGAAGCTGTTAACGTAGCTGTCTGCACTGTGCCGTTGGTCAACGCGATGGTGTTGGAGCTGGTAACAGTTCCAATCGCCACTACAGACTCAACGTAGTTGGTGACGGTGGGGTTGGTCACGGTAGGTGCTGACGCCAACACTACGCCGCCAGAACCCGTTACGGCAGATCCAAGGGCGGAAGCTACACCTGTTCCAAGACCAGATACGCCTGTTGAAATAGGCAACCCGGTAGCGTTAGTAAGCGTGCCGCTAGACGGCGTACCAAGAGCCCCGCCGTTGACAACAAAAGCCCCAGAAGATCCCGTATTAACGCCCAACGCCGTTACCACACCTGTGCCGGTCGTGATGGTTGAAGGTGCTGCGCCAGCCCCACCACCGACCATAATGGCGCTTGCAGTCAAAACCCCTGAGGAAGCCCAGGTAGCAGAACCGCTAAAATATGGAACGCCACCAGATGTGCCCGCAACCGTAAGGGCTAGGGTGCCAGCGGTAGTAACGGGCGATCCAGAAACGGAAATCAAACCGCCGGTAAACGACTGCGCCACGCTGGTAACGGTGCCAGATCCCGACACTGTCGTCCATGTAGGCGCGCCAGCACCATTAGACGTAAGCACTTGGCCTGCTGTGCCTGCGGATGTAAACGCGTATGCCGTGCCGGTGCCGTAGCTAACGCCGCCCGCAGTAGCGGTAGCCGTGCTGTTGGTGCCGCCATTGGCAATGGCAAGTGTACCAGCAATCGTTATGGTGCCGGATGTAGTAATCGGTCCACCGCTAGTCGTAAGGCCGGTTGTGCCGCCGCTAACGGCGACGCTGGTGACGGTGCCCGTGCCGCTTACGGAAGTCCATGTGGGTGCGCCCGCGCCGCCAGATGTAAGCACCTGGCCTGCTGTACCCGCAGCCGTGTAGGCCAACGCGGAACCCGTACCGTAAGGGACAGACCCCGCCGTAAGCGTGTCACTGGGGGCAAGTTGAAGCGTTTTGTTAGCTGCCAACGTAATAAACACATTCTTGGTGCCTGCCGAAAACGACACTGCGCTGCCGCTGTTCGAAGACGCCAAAACGGTTGTGCGGGCAAACACGTTGGCGCTGGAATAGGTGCCGACGCCTACTTCCCATTCAGTTGTTGTTTGGCCTTGAATGCAGTAATAGAACGTGTCCCCGGCGCTCAGAACGGTAGAGAAAGTCCGATAGCCCGTGGGAGCCGCACCCGAAACCGTAATGCTGCCCGTACCCGTCGTGGTGGACGTGTCCTTGACACGATCTGCGGTTATGAAGGCCATAGATCTATCCTATCAGGTAGCTTGGAACACGCCATTCGTAGCATCAAGGGTCACGGTAATGGTATCACCAGAAGCTACGGTTACGTTGGACCCGTAGTCCCAATACGCTACCGGGGTGTTGGTCGTAGCATCCCAAAGTATCGCATATCGAAACGTAAATCCAGCGCCAGATCCTGTCCAGACAGCGGGGCTTGCCAGCACCAGTTTGTAAGTGCCAGCCGTCTGGGTGGCGGACGTGATGCTGGCGGTATTGCCGCCCGCCGTATACCCGCCAGCCGTAGCCAGATCCGTGGTGCCTGCCGTAAATGTCGTGTCTGCCGCGTTGACAGTTGCCGCGAGAGCTATTTTCCACGTATCTGTGCCAGCGTTAATCCCCTCTAAAAGAGGTTCAATAGCTGCCGTATATTTGACATACGAGGCGGTGGGCATTAGCGCCTCACGACAAAAATTTGAGTTTGTACAGAGTTGACAGATACAACCCTACGATTTCGTCGATGATATTCTGAAGCGCGGTGTCTTTTTGGTCTACTACGTCATATCGGCAGTCTTCAATCTCTTGAAGCTGGTTTTCCAAAAATTCAACGACGTTGGTGGTTTTCTTGGCCGTTTGAAGGCTGATGCCGCCGATCAAGCCATGACGGCCTTGATAAGCTTCGGCAAAAGAATCCGCCAAACCAACAATCCCCTCATAAAACCCTTGCAATGCCATATGTTTGGCAAAGCTGCGGGTGTTGAGATGGACCGAGTGAGCCACATCCCGTGCAAGGAACAGATACCCTACAAAATCAGAAGCTTTCTTCATTGCGGCATTCCCTGCGGTGGCATTCCTTGGGGCGGCATTTCGGGGGCCATTCCTTGCGGCATTTCCATTGGCATTTCTTCGCCTAGCAACTGCTGGCCGGGCATCTCGCCCGCCAAATCGCCGCTGGTGATCATGCCGTGGACAGTGCCCATGACAATGTCTTGGATTTGTTCTGGAGACATAGACGCTTGAACGGCGGCAAGGCGCTTGGTCTCGGCGTCAAACGCTTTGATTGTCGCCTCAAAGTTCTTGCGCTCAAGATCCTGCACTTCGACGGACTGATGGACGTTCTGAAGCATCTTGTGCATCATTTCCATTTCTTGCGCCATCGCTTGCATCTGCTGTTCAGCAGCCTGAAGCGCCGGAGATTTGTCGTCCGTCTCAAGAAGTTTGGGGTCGATGGTCTTGGCAAACCGCTGGGACATTTCCTGCGCGCCAGGCCAATCCATGTTCTTGATGAACAGGTCACCAGCGACCGCCCAAAGAGCCGGGTTGCCTTGAAGAAGCTGCGACATGGAATCAAGAGCTTCTTGACGCTTGGTCATGTAGCTTGGGCCGGTTGTGACGCACACATCATACTTGCCGACGCCGGGGTTGTAGATTTTTTCAATGACAATCGACGGATTGTCGGGCGCTACAATTTTCTTGACGGGCTCTTGTTGCGTCGGGTCAATCTTAGCCATGCCCGTTTCGCCATCAATGCCAATGATGCGAGCGATGCGCTGGGTGTCATAGATTTTGGGAATCATATCTACGATCTGACGCGTCGTATATCGGATGGCGCGGGCGAGATTGTCAACGTAGTGATATGTGCCTGTATCGCCTTGTTTTTCACGAGCCAATATTGCTCGTCCAGACCGTTCGTTGCTGGTCGCGCCAAGGCTACTGTCGTACTGACCAGTGGTCGATTTGATGTCGTCAGACGCGCCTGCCTTAGCCTGAATAAGGCCAACCTGAGCCATTGGAGGCGCTGCGCGCTGCGGAAGAGGCAAAACAGCACCTTGGCCGTCCGTAACGTCAGGATTGACCTCCAAATAAGGCCAGTTATTGACATTTGCGGTCTTCCATTGCTGCTCATAGCCTTCAAACTGGCCTCCGTAGCCGATAAATGGCGCTTTGGGAGCCAAAGCCAGCATTTCGGTCTCGGCGGATACCCAATAGTTGTACATCCGTTGGGCGTCTTTGGCGTTTCGCACTAATCCAGACACAAAAAGACGGCCATCAACCTCAAATTCGTTGCCAACGACGCGAATGACCGGAATCCACTGGCCCGCCCAATCGTTTTCTTCCAGCATTTCGTAGCCGTTGGTCTTGCACCACTTAACGCGCTTGCGGTCCACGTTGCGGCTCTTGAGCGGTGTCAATCCAGACGCCTTAAACATGGCGTCTTCGCGGCTTCCTTCAAATGCGGTGCGATTGTCGGGGTACAAATTGAGTTTGGCGGGCTCGTAGTCGATGTAAAAGTACTCTGCAATGCGGACTACGTCTTCATTCAGCCAGTTGGACAGGTTTTCGTCGCCCACGCCTTGCTGTTGGATGGACGAGACGGGCATGGCGTCGGGAAAAAGGCGCTCGTACTCAGAACGCGTGAGATCTTCTGTAATAAAACACCATTTGGCGTCAGAGCCGCATGGATCTTGGATGGTGGGGTCCATGTACACACTAAAAGAGTTGCGAATGCGCCCGATGCGGATGTCCTGATCGAACGTGTCATCGCCGCAATACTCCGTCAGCAGCCGAATGTATCCCTCACCATAGGTTACCTGATTTTCGCAAGCAGTATCGTAAGCCACGTCTGCGTCCGACATATACTCAATATGGCGCACGATACCATCATAGATTTCAGCAACTTCCACGTCCGCCTTGTCATCGACAGGGATGACTTTACCACTGGGTCGATTCTGTCTCTGATCATTGGTTACCTGGCGCACATGTTGGGGCAACTTGTTGATGGTCAGGCAAGGCCGGGCGTTGATTGTCTGCCCCTGCACCAAACCACGAGTAGCCAGCACGTCCGCAGGCCACTGCCACTGGTTGTCGGGCGATCCGGCAAAGAACCGCAGGTCGTCCAGCTCGTCCTCGCGGCTTTCAGAATAAGCAGAAATAGCCATCGTCAGACGGCTACGCATGGTGTCAAGCACAGTCGCCGGGTCTTTCTTACGAGACCCGCCCCCGCTAGACACACGGCCTGCCGCAGCTACCCCTGAATAGTCCATGTCACTTACCTTTTGACGGTTTCGCTGCTGCTCGCTTAACCGAATAGGCAATGGCAACCGCTTGTTTAGGCGGTTTGCCAGCCTTTATCTCAGCCGCCACGTTTGCTTTGAACGCCTTGGGCGACGCGGATTTTTTAAGGGGCATATTATTGTCCGTGAATGATGGCAAAGTTGATGACGATAGCTTCCGACAGCGAACCGCCCGTAATGTTACGCACGGTGATCGTGGCAGAACCCGCAGCCAGACCGCTTACCCACACATTGTACGACCCAGCTGTGCCGCCGTACACGTTTAGCACCAGCACGTCTTTGATGCCAATTAGCGAATTGGTCAGCGTAAACGTCACGTTGGTTGTGCCCGCCAGTGCGGCGTTGTTCATGGTAATCTGACCGCAAGACTTGTCCAGCGTCACGCCGGTTGACTTGCTGGTAAGCTGCGTAATTGCGCCTTGAGCGTCAGTCGAATAGCCAAGCTGACCGCCAGCCAAAACAAAATCAGAGCCGATGATGTTCTGATCTTCAAACGCGGCGCCGATTGATTTGGTGCTGGAGGTCATGATTACGATCCCATCCATGAGGTTGTAATTCCGCCCGCAGAGTAACCTCTTCTAGGCCCCCGGTCAACGTACTCCCGGTGCGCCACCGGGAACGCAAACGTGACAGCAATAGCGTCCGCCGCGTCGGGCGACGCCAGCCCCCGCGCTTTCATGTCCTTCTTGCTTTCCAAGAAGATTGTCCCCCGGCTGTCCGGTTTCATCATGGGGCCGATCAGGTCGCTCTTGAGGTAGCGATCCTTGGGCAAGCTGGCCGTCTTGAGCCATGTCCGCAGCTCACCCCACATTTCCGCCCGCTTGTTACCCCACATCAGCGGATTCTTGCTCTTGGCTCCGAAGTTGACGCCCCTGATCTTGTACCGTTGCTCCTTAAGTCGGTCCACGACCCCCGCCCCTAGCCCGCCCTCGTCCACCACTACCAGCGCGGGCTTGTACTCCTCGATAGCCTCGATCACGCGCCCAACGACTTCCATCGTATCGTCGCCCCGATACTTTTTGATCGCCACGATGTCCCGGCCCTGCCGCACGGCGATGACCGTCGAGTCCGCCCCAAACCGCGCCGGGTCCACGCCGATCACCACCGGAGCCGACTGATCCTTCCATTTGTTGCGAGCCATCGCCTCGTCCACCAAGTGGCTGCCGATGAACTGATCGTCCGACGCACTGGGAAACTGCCCGTACACCTCGACGTAAGCCTGATTGCTGTCCGGCCCGTACTCATCGATGATCTGCTGGTACACCGCCTTGTCGGTTCCTTCGACCGACCGGGCGTCCACGATCTTGTTGCGCCAGAAGTCCCGTTTGCCGTTGAAGCACTCGTAGAAGTACCCGCTGTTGCGGCGCGGGTTGCTGAACGCCATCCAGAACCTGTTGGGCGTGTTTTCCGTAAAGAACCCCGCCGCCACCGACCAGATGCTGTCCTCGATGCCGCTGGCCTCGTCAAACACCAACATCACGCCCTGGAAGTTGTGAACCCCCGCGTAGGCGTCGGGATTCTCCGCGCTCCACAGCCGCCCCTCCGCGCCCCAGTAGCGCGTGCCCATCTTAAGATCCTTTTCTACAATCTCCGTCAGCCACTTGGCCGGAGCCACGCGGGTGGCGCTGATCTCGAACCAGTGACTGTTGAGGCTCATGCTGAGCCACTTGGTTATTTCCGCCCACGTCACCGACCTGAGCTGTGCTTCCGAGTTAGCTGACACGATGGTGGTGGACCCGATGCGCGTCGATAGCATCCAGATCACCAGCCAAGACACCAGCGCCGACTTGCCGATGCCGCGCCCCGAACTGGTCGCCATCCTGAACGTGTCGAAGTCAATCTTGCCGTTGTTCTGCTCTATATGCGCCGCCAGTTCCGCCAGCACTTCGCGCTGCCAACGGCGCGGGCCTGCAAAATGCTCAAGAGGCGTCCCCGCCTGCCCCCACGGAAACGCGTACAGGACA